GCTGGGTTCCAGCGTACCGCATCGAAGAGCTTCTTGGTATCGACAAGAAAACTCTTTACAAGTTCCGTGACAATGGCACCCTCCGTCTTGGTCCGCATTACGCAGCGTTCCCCGAAACACGATCACGAGACAGCTTCCGCTGGAACGTAAATGCAATTCGTAAAGCCCTTGAAAAACTCAACGCACAAGAACCGGTTGCAGTGTAGACTGCTTGCGTTATAGGACTCAACAGCCTCCTTAGGGGGCTGTTTTTATTGTTTCATGTAAACCAGTAGATTCTGAACAAACCAACCCATTTTGATCTGTTTCAGGTAATTGATACCAACCTTTGCGCCAAAGATTATTGATATCTTTAAAAATTTTGTCATACTTTTTACCGCAAGCCTCAAGACTATACTGTTTTCTGGCCGTATTAGCTACAACAGATCGATCAATTGAATCAATATTATTGATGGCATTAATCCAATCTTCAAGTGTGTGGCAACGAAATCCGGTAACACCATCAATAATTGTTTCGGTAAAAGCACCGTAGTCAACTGCAATTAACGGTGTACCGCACAACATTGCTTCAACACCACTACCTCCAAATGGTTCGGTAAAGTTTGTTGGCATTAGTGCGGCACGTGCGTTACGTAAAAATTCGGAACGTGCTTTGCCTGTAATTGGACCACGGTATTCAATGTTTGGGTGGCTCCAGGGAGTTGGATCTCCTTGTCCGTGTAAAATAATTGGCCAAGGGCTATAGTTAGCAATTTCTTTAATAGTGTCTAACCCTTTGGCAGAACAAATGCGCCCAAGAAAAGCTAAGTATTGACCTGGTTCGCAGGAAGGCTCCCATTCATCTAGATCAAAATAATTAGGAACAACCCATTCATAATTTTTGCCTTGCCTGTTTTCTTTCCCTTGGTGATAATGCATCCAAGCATAGCTTTCAAAGATACGAAAACTATTAGGCATTAGTGTTGGGTAGCCAATTCCAGTCTCGATGTGGTGATGCTCAGGGAATTCAGATAGCAAACAACTATGGGCATGGCCAAAAGGATGGCAAATTATGTCTTCTTTTTCTAAATTTTCTTTTAAAGCCGGAATTAAACGCTCTTCAAATAAGGCATGCCCCTTGCTGCCAACCGTAGCATCATCACCATGAAAGTCAACTTCTTTTCTTTTTCCATAAAATAAATTAAATTCGTCATTTGTTAGCATAATGACATGCTTGTTTGCAGTTGATTCGCTGCCTTCATTTGAATACTCACTTATTTCATAACCGTAGTTTTGCATCATCTTGGAAAAACGTAAAATTTTTCCCGTAAAAGCACAATGGGAATACTCAAGGCTTGTCTTGGTGTGAAACAAACCAATTAAATGAAGGCGCATAGTTTTTGTTATTTGCTTGACTATAGCAAATAAATTTGATTACGCCCAGGGTCCAACGGAAGTGTTTGCACCAGACGCGCCGATCGGCCAGATGGCAAAGTAAGAGCCTGCAACAGTTGAGTAGGCGCCGCCGGGTGCTGCGCTCAGTGTGTACTGCGGGATGAAGGTGCCACCCGTGGCGATGCTAACGGTACCGGATAGTGTCCAATAATGAACCCTAATAGAAGTTGAGAAACTTGAGGTAATAGTAAAGTTGCTTGCCGTTGTTATGGCAATAAAATTTGGGCTTGTATTAAAAATCGAAAATGCCGAAAGTGAGTTGATACCAGCGCCGCCATAAGAAATATTATTGATTGTCGCAGTTCCACCGAAAGACAGTCCAACACTATGGCCTGTTACACCTGCGGTTTTTGATAGTGCAAATTTGTATTCAAATGCGTATACCGTACTTGCTGCAAGCGTAACACCTACGCCAAATACAGATTGCACTGTGTTGATATTGCTGCCGACGTAATTGCTTTCCAGCCGATAAAACATCATCGACGGCGACACACCACGGCTAGCAGGCGTGCTGTATAGAACCTTACCATCAAACTCAGCAGCACCAGCGGTTGCTGATGTCAGCAGGGTGCCGGACTGAAATGTTAATGGCGATAATGAAGTGGTGCCAGCCGCTAGCTGCAAATTGCTAGTAAGCGTGCCGCCAGTAAAGCCACCTGCCGGACTCCATGTTGGGATCGCACCAGACCCAGCAGAAGTCAGCACTTGGCCGCTAGTGCCTGCTGCTCCGTTGAGCTGAAGCGGTCCTTTAAAATCAGCGCCAGTTAGTAACTCTCTGGTCATCAGCCAATTACCACAACACGGTAAGCATTAGAACCTGGAGCTGATGCAAATACAATGGTTAATGTGTTCGTGGTGGCATGTGTTACGTCAGTAATCACTTCATCGTAAGTGCTGGCGTTGTAAACAGTAACATGCACGTCACGACTAGCCAAGTTGTGCGTCACCGTATAGGACGTGGCGGAACCATCGCCAATACTCACTGAGTATTTCTTGATGCGACCAGACCAAGTTGCTAGTTTTAATGGGGTGACAATACGAAGATCATCAGTGCCAGCATCAGTCTCGGCTTGAGTTGCAAGTTCGGCAATGCCTGCTGTCGATTCGCTTGCTGCTGGAGCCGCAGTACCAAAAGTAACCCAAGAGATGGTGCTGCTGTCAATCGTCCCGTTGATCTGGTCTTGGCGATAAGTCGTGGCTGCGCTGGTGCCTTCCTCAACCGTAGTGACGGCCTGCTCAAGTTCAGGAAAGGTGCTTGCATCTAGCGAACGGGTCATCGCCGTGCTGGCACCATTCCAAACGTAGATCCCGTTTTCCGATGCCGTGCTTTGAGACCGAACCAGCACCCGATCCTGGCTGGCCATCGAGATGCCGTCGATGGTGGCACCAGGGCTGGCCAAGTTCAGGTTGGACTGGGTTGCCACACGGCAGGAGTCCTTCCACGCCAGGCCCTCAACCAACGAATCCACATAGGACTTGCTCGCTGCATCGCCGCTGGCGCTAGGCGTTGGCAGATTGATGGCCTTAGAAACCGACTGGAAGTCAAGGTCTGTAAAAATCTTTTTGGCCATGTCAGGTCAACCTCGCAGAACCAGTGGTGGCAGGATTCACAGTAATAATAGCCTGGTTTATGGACGGATGAGAAACGTCGCCTTCGATTTCTTGACTGCCGGAATCAAACAGTTCTACAGCGGGTCGAAATCCCAGGTTGTGGTTGATAGTCCATGTCGTAGAAGAGGATGTTTGTTGATGCAAGTATCCTGCACCAGCCGGCCCTTGTGGGCCAGCGGTAGTTGCAGTTACTGTACTTGTAACTGGAACTGTTACAACAACTGTATTACCACCACCATCGGTGACTGTAACTGTGTTGGATACAGTTGTGATATTTACGCTTGTCATGCTGTGTAACCCTCAAAAATATAAACAACACCTTCTAGGTAGTATTCTTTAAGGGCGGAAGGATTAGTTAATAATACATCATAGTACGCTTCAGACGGAAACAATTCAGTTTGAACGCTGGTCAATGCAATAGCAATGGTGCCAGTAGCACGGTTTGTGTAGGTTACGGTAAAATCAGCGTATTTTGTTGTACGGCCTTGATTCCATACTTGCGCTGCAACAGTCCAGCCAGTTAGGTTAATAGCAGCATCAGTGCTATCCTTGAATTGCAACGTAACGCTATAGTCAGCGCGGCGCTGCAGGCTGATGTTGTAGGTGCCGGGGGAGATCGCCATGTGGCTATCCTAGCACTTCTTTCCACGGCACACAAGTCGCCTTGGTAGGAGCGGTCCAGTGCACGGTGTAGACGATGCCGTCAATCGTGGTGCGCTCAAGGTTGGCGATGGCCCAGGTGTAGGTAGTGGTCATGGTGATGTCATGGTGGTGGTGAGTAGTGGCGTTGACTACGCGCCCTCAAGGGCGGACTTGATCTCGTCCGTAGTTGCAGCCACGTTGATTGCATCCTGAATCAAGGCGTACTTCTCACGGACTGCCTGCCGTGATGCCTCAGCTTCTACAGCGTTGTTGCCGGGAATCTGCTTCATGATGATGGCGTCAAACGGGGCAAACTCGGCCTCACGCTGTGTGCGGCGCAGTTCGTGGCCAATAGTTTTGGCCTTGTTCAGGTTGACGGTAATCATTGGTTGACCTCCTGTTGAGTGAAGTAAGCATCGGCACCAAGGCCGTAACCGTCAGGGGTGCTGAAGTCAGCTTCCCATGCACCACGGAAGGTGCGATCGGAAGGCACGTCGTCAGTTGTGACGAATAGATAAGGGATGCCAGATGGCACATCTTTTTGGGCAACGGCCTCGATGGGAAGCTCGCCGGTTGGGACGATCACGGCAACACCGCCGGATTCGGATTGGAAAATGATGCGTGAGGTGGTCATGGTGGTTGTGGTTGTCATGGTTGGGGATTAGCGGAAGATGGCCACGGTGACAATAGCATTATCTGCCCTTATATCTGAGTTGTAAGGAAATGTGCTTAAACCTAAAGAAGTAGTCAAAAAGCTTTGATGGCAAACATTGCCTGTATCATTTGAACCTGTTCTATCTGAACCAAGAACTGCAGCATAATTAGCATCCACCATTGCCGTAGTGAAATTAACAATGTAATCCCCGGTGCCACTATCTGTAATACTGCTTACATTCCCACTGGCCCTAATCGCAACCGTACCCGTACCGTTGAAGTTCACCCAAGCGCGACAATCAAAACTCGGATAAAGCGTTGAACCTCCTGGGATCACGGATGAGGAGGAACCATTAGAAGATATTCGCAATCGCTCCGTATCGCCTGTAAGTAAGGCCAGATGTCCGCCGCCTATATAGGAAAGACCGACCGATTCTGAACCAATAGCAATAGATGGGATAGTAGTTGTTCCATCTCCGTTGGTATCAAAGATAACTTTGCTATTTACATGAAGTTGCCTGAGTGGGCTAGTAGCAATGCCAATCCCTACCCGATCTGTCGAAGCATCAACGAAGAACAAACTATCAACAGTGTCGCCCTCGATGCGGAAGTCGTAGTTGGTGCCAGCATCGTTGAACACCACCTCACTGGTGCCAAACTCAACGCGCTCAACTCCATTAGTTGAGATGGCTAGTTGGTCTGCGCCTGGGCTGTAGATGCCGGTATTTAGGTCACCTGATACGGCAATGCCTGGCAGTGCTGCGGTGCCTGCTGTGACGGCTAGGACGCCGGTCATGGTGCCGCCAGCCACTGGCAGCAGTCCGAGGTTGGTGCTCGCCAGCGTGCCAACGGTCACCCATGCGCTGTTGGCCGCATTGCGGATCTTGAGCAGCCCTGTGGTCGTATCTGGCCACCACTGGTAGGCATACATCGTCCCCGGCTCAGTGGCGCCGCTGTTATTGCTGACGATCGCGGCGAGCTGTCCGTTGATGTCGGAACGGACTGCCGCGCCGGTGCCATTTGCGACAATATAGTCTGCTTGGGGGCTCATGCTCAGATCGCTTTGCTTTCTATTCTACGCCCCTTTGCCAAATCCAACCGCACTCCATAGGAAGTTCCTGCTGACGGCAGTGCCAGCACTGTTCCTGAAGATTACGTCGAAGCCCGTGCTGGTGACGTTAGTGACGTTGAAGAAATCGCCTTGTGACAGGTTTTGTGCTGTGATGCCGATGCTCGGCAGACTGGTATTGACACCACCCAGCAGGGCAGTGCCAGTAAAAAACGGCTTGTCAAACGTAACCGCATAGCTGGCTGCACCACTGGCGAGCGCTACAACCGACTGCTCAGTGCGCCGCTGGAAGGTGGCTTCATAGCCAAGCTGGTCGATCAGGATGTTCTGCGCTGGGTTGCTGCTGCTTAGCTCAGCCTTGAACTGGAAACCGCGACCAAGGAACGTGCCATTGACGAACTCCTGCCAGCTCGACCATGTAGGTGAGCTAGCGGGGTTGTCTGGTGTGCGGCGTAGGTAGAGCTTGGCATTCACTTGGTCGATGATGCCGCCATCCCAGTCAGACCATGAGTCAACCTCTGCGGTGCGGCTGTCTACCAGATCATTGGGGAAGAACCCAGCGGTAACAAAAAAGCGACTTAGGTCAAGTGAAAATACAGCGCCAAGGTCAACTGCATTAGCGAACTCATAGGTGCCGGTAGGCTGCACAGCACCTAAGTAATCCATGCTGCTGATCAGGTCAAAGTCTGCAATTGCATCCAGTAACGCGTCACCATCAAGCACCAGCGCATCAAACTCATCGCTATAAAACACATCAGTTTTGGTCCCTTGATAGGGCGGCGAATCTGCATCCTCGCGGCGGCTTTGCACTAAGAGGTTGCCCAGTGCATCTGGAAAATCAACGATCACGCTGGATTCTGTTGGGCTTTGACGGCCACCGTCATCTTGAAACTTGACTAGGATCTCACCTTCAACCAATGGCACGATTGCCTCAGTGCTGACGCCAGCCTTTGCCGGTATCAGGTCAACACTGTTTGACCATGTACCAGTACCATCGGTCAGGTTAGTGTGGCGGATGTGAACACGGCCGCCTACTTTTACATCAAGATCAACCGTTGGATCCCACCGCAGGCGGGCACTGTTGGCGCTGATTGTTTCAATCGTTAGGTTTTCAACATTGCCTGGTACTGCGGTCTTGCCGACTAAGTTAAAGGTTGCTGTAGCCGGGTTGCTAACACCGCCGAGGCTGTTGATCGACTGCACCTTGATCTGCAGCGTGCCAGCATCCAATCCTTCAATCCGGGTGCTAGGGCTGTTTGTCTTGATCTCTGACCAGTTGTTATTATTCAGGCGATAGATCACCCTATAGGATTGCACAAGTTGCAGCGGTGGCACCCAGCTAAGCTCAAATGCAGTGCGGACGTTCTGGCCGTCTGTGTATAGGTGCTCAACGCCGGTCAGGCTGGTAGGTGACTGAGGCAGTGCGGACAGGTTGGTAATGTCCCGCGTTGTTAGCTTGATGTTCGATTCAATCGCTGCATAGATGCTGCTGTTGTATGCCAGGGCCGTGCAACCATAAATGCCATCTTCAGATTCGGCAACGCTGATGATACGGAACTGCTGCGTTTGCAGTCCAGTGTCTTGAATAATCCAGATGCTTTGCGCATTTGGTGCCTCGCTAAATGCACTGCTAACTGTCACTACACTGCCGCTGAGGCTGCTGATGTTCCGTGCCTCGACTAGGCCAGTGGGTAGCAGGACGCTGATAGTAGGCGAGCCGCCGAGCGTGATACCTGTTGCATCGTCTACTGTCACGGTGGTGGTGGTGGCTGCACTGATGCGTCCGCCGCGCCTTGATCCTGCCCTTAGCGGATCTGATACGTCGATGACGGTGCCAGGACGTAACACAATACCTGAATCAATCGAAACTGAGAATGAGCAGGTTTCAGTTAGGTTCTGCTCTGATAGCAACGCCCACTTACCAACGCGATGCGCTTGCCCCTGCGAGTAGCACCCAACTGCTTTGATGTCTTTATTGATGATGCCGTACTTAGCAACCGCTGCTGCATCCTCGACATATTCATAGGAAACTTCACCTAGGTTGTTGTAGCTTTGGTATGCAACTGTGGCAGTAGTGTGTCGTGCTTTTTGTGATGAACCGCTGTAGTTAAACATGCCATCAACTACGTTGGCTGGGGTTAGCAGGTATTGCGGATCTGACGGCTTGTCCTGTAACACCACCATCGACCCGGCGCCGTAGTAGGCGATCCCACGGAACAACGCGACAAACTCCTGGATGACGTTGTAGACCTCATCCCTGCTGTTTAGTAATACATTGCAGCTAAATCGTGGCTCTAGGCCGCCGCGTCCATCACTGACCAGCTCGTTGCAGTATTGACTGATGGTAAAGAAATCATACCGATCCAAGCTGCTAACAGGAATTGATGCGCCATAGCGGGTGTTAGTCAGCAGATCCCATAAGCACCATGCAGGATCTGATGTCCAGGTAGCAGCACCAAAGCTGCCATTCCATACGCCGCTGTAGGTAATGCGGCCAAGGTAAGTGGTCGTATCAACAGTGGCATTACTGGGTAGCTGCACCTTGATGCCTCGCACCAGATACTTACGGGCGGGGATGCCTTTAAACTGACGACTGTCGAAGCGTAGTCCTACGAGAGCACTGTTGGGATACCTAAACTTCTCGTCAATGATCTCGGTATAGCTAAACCAAAAAGTCCGGTTCTGACGGCGGGCGCTAGTCTCGTCTGCACTGATGCGCTCTAAGCGAATGTCAACAGGAAACGCACCAGTAAGGTTTACAATGTAATCGCGCTGATATGAGTTAGTAGTCTTGCCGCTGATTGTGTCCTCAAAGATCGTTGTATAGCCGCCGCCGTTATACTGTATCCTGCAGCGGATGCTGACGGTATGGCCGATAATGTCGCCATCGTCTTCGATGATTTGCAGTGCTGGCACCTGCACCGTGATGCGTGCGCGATCTACATCCGAATCGCTGATCTGCCGGGTGACGGATGCAGCAGCCGTAATCTCAACGCTGACGGCTTGCTCTGACTCGATGCCGTTGGTGTCAGGGATGTAGCTCTGAGCTTGCGTGCCGGTGCGGGTGATCACGGTGTAGCCGGTAAAATTGTCCGTACCGTCACTGCTTTGAACTGGCGTGCCATCCAGGTAGATGCCCTGCACTCCGTCTTCAATGCCTTGGATTTCGCCCTCACTGATTAGGTCGAGGACGCTGCCGTACTGAACGGATTGCAGGCTGTCATCAGCCTCTGACGGAACATGGGTGCTGCCGCCGCCGCCGCCTTTGCCACCACCGCCGCCACCGCCTGCACCTTGGATTTCGATCATCGTCATTGACCCTTGCTCCCTAAGAAACCTAAAAACACTTGCTCAAACGTAATAGGACCGCTTGATGTATCTCCTGATTTCAATTGCGCCACATCAAGGCCGCTAGATAAAACAGCCGACCCAACAAAGGCACGGCCATAAACCAGCGGGACTGGCAATCCTTGCTTACTGGTATTGACGATGCCGCTAAAGCTGAATGATTCCAAGCGTGCTGCTTCCTTGCCGCGTTGCAAAGATGATATTTGCGGTTGCGGGGACAACAACTGAGCCACACCGCCTATTATCAAGCTGACACCGATACCTCCGATTGCATTTGCTGCGGCTATTCCCAAAGTAAAAGAGGCTCCAAAGACGCCACCACCAAGACCTGCGAAGCCAAGAACGGGTGCGGCTGCGCCTGCAGTAAGAATTGCCAGCGTCACCAATCCAATCCCTGCAAATATGCGGCCAACGGCGCCAGCACCCGCTAGCACCGGAGCAATGCTGAACACGTCGCGCTCAGACCACGGCAACACCGCCAAGCTGGCGTCCTCAGGCGTGATGCGCTCTTTACCGACAGCAACGCGGAAGCCCATCCCGGTTTGCTCAGAGTCGATCAGCCATTTATCCAAGCCGGGAAAATTGACGCACAACGCCTTGATCGCTTGCGCTGGCGTGTCCACCTCGAACTCAAAGCGACACTGCCCAAGCTTCTTGCGGAGTGCGCCGTAGACCTTAACGACTTTCATGCCGCAAGACCATGGCAGTACTCTTCACATAGTAGCCTCCGAACACGTCGCGACTGCTGAGGCGTCCCTGCACATGATGCAGGATCTGCTGGTCGCCTAGGTAAATCGCGGCATGATTGGGCAGCTCTGAAAACAGTTGCATCAGGATGGCATCACCGTACTGCAGCTCCTCAAATGGCACCTGCCGGAAACCTTGCGATTTGTATCCCTCAACGTACAGGTTTTCACCGCGCTCCCAGAAGCGGTCACGCCGGTCAAAATCTGCCATCAACAGGTGCCATTCACGCTGATACCAGTCCCGCACCAGCGAGTAGCAATCCACCATGCCAAACACAAACTCGCGGCCAACGTATGGCAGCTCAAACTCCTTTGGCTCGCAACCGCCCCATGCCTCAGTCTTAGGGTTAACGATCAGCCATGGCAGCCCGCTGTTGTTGCAGCCGATCTGATCCGCTACTGATGGCTCGGGCTGCGTTATCGGGTGGCTATGGACCACGGCAACAATTTCGCCTAGATCCTCGGCTGTTGCGTAATCCGTTGGGTCTAGAATAAAATGCTCGTCAGGTGTTGCAGCAATGTTGCGGCATGGGAAGTAATGCCGCCGGCCTTTCAGCACATGGATGAGGCCGCATGACTCACGGGGATCCTCAGCCTGCGCGTGCGCCAGGATGTCTGCTTTGATGGTATCGGTCAGATTCATTGCGTCAGGCCAACACCAGGGAAGGAACCAAATGGTAGTTCTGATGTAGCACCGAACCGCAGTTTGCAGCTACCCACCCGTTTGCCGCAAACATCGAGTGCCTGCGTAGCCACCACATCATCATTGATGTCAAAATAGCTGCTGCCAGTGTACCCGCATTCAGCGCCACGGTATTGCCACTGGCATACGTTAGCAATGATCTGCCGCTGAGGCAACATGACACCAACTAGGTCAAACTTGCTTGCTAGCTCAAACTCAACCAAATCGCGGTTTTCATTTGACTTGCGATCAACATACCAAATCTCAGTCGGAAAACGTGCGTTAGGGTCAGCATTGGCTTCACCATCAAGGAACTTTTTTAACGTGCGGATACGACGCACGGTGGCACCACCTAGGTCGTTGCCAGCAGTTTCTGCATTTACCAGCAGCAGCAAGGTCGTAATGTCTCCGAATAGGTTGCTGACCCGTAGCGTTGGCCGCGGCAGGCTGCCGGAGCTGCTGTAGTCAAAGCCCGTTGCCTCAACCGGCAACCTGATGTAAGTGTTGCTGGCAAATACAATGTTACCGGTCACGGCTGCATTGACGCCATTGTGCCAGTAGTAAATCGTACTGGCGCCATGCAATGTGGCATCAAGCTGCAGCTCAAACAACTCGATAATTGCATTCGGACCTAGAACCGCTAGCTCTTCGTAGACGCTGCTGATTGCTGCCCATGTGACGCCGCCGTCTGCAATCGTGCTGCCGATGTCCGTTGGCCATGCCGGTTGTGTGGCCGCGCTTGTGCCAGCAACCGTGCAACGAAACACCAGGCCGCTGGACTGTGTGGTCGTAGCGCGAACAATGTTACCAACGGCGTAGGAGTTGCTGGCTTGCCATGCGGTATATGCCATTAGGGTTCAAATACTTCCATAAATGTAGCTTGAATTGTTGCGCGGTTTAGGTATGGGATTGATTTGCTCCATTCTGAGCAGACATATTTAGAGCTAACTGGTTCACCCGGTGCCGTCCAGTCGAATGATTCCTGCGCAGCGCGTGCATCAAGGAATGTTTCAATTGTATCTGCATCGGTTTCTGATATTTCCCATGTCAAGCTCCAGCTTTTGGGATTTTGTTTAAGCCCAAATACAGCACGCTGCTCATAGCCATCGCCAAATTGCACCGTCGCCGCCTTAGGCTGGCTGCTCTTCTGTGCTCCGTAGGTAGGCGTGATGTTAGGGAATGTTGCCATTATGCAAGAAGTCCTCCAGGGCGTTTCTGCTTCACTAATTCTGCCTGCACCGCAGCCGATATGGCAACCCCAAGCTGCCGGCCTTGCGCTTGATCGCCCTGCACGCTGGAGCCGCTTGCATCGACATTAACCACCACGTTGGTGCTGCCGCCGCCTAAGGCGTTGTTAGGGATGATGCTGCCACCCCTGGAAGGCATGAACAGTTCCGGGCCGCGCTCGCCTACTAAATACGGGCTGCCAGCGCTTACAGGGCCTCCTATGGCACGCTGAGCGATGCCGTAGTTAGGGCCAAGGGTGCCAAACTTGCCGGCCATACCACCGCCAGCACCTAAAGGTGTTGATGAGCTAAACGGCGACAAAAATGACTTGATTGCGCTGACAGCCTGTTCAATTACATAAATGCGAATTAACTGGTTGGCAATATCAACTAACACCTTAGATGCAATTTGCTGCAAACTTTTACCCCAGTTGTCAGATCCTTGAATCAAGGCATCAAAGACTGAAGTCATCCCTTGGCCAAGCGTGCTTGAGACGCTTTCTGCAAGTGCATTTTGCTGCTGGATTGCAGTGTTAAGTTCATATTGCTTTTCTAGGTATGCTGTAATTGCTTGCAATCCATCTTGCTCATTTTGCCTTTGTATTGTGGCAAGTTCGCGTTGCGTGTCACGTTGATTAGCGACTAGCCTAGTGTTACCTTCAAAGATGATAGCCTCTTGTGCGCGTACATTTTTCTCTTGCGCTAATGCTTGCGCATATTGATATTGAATGTCAATTTCTTTTTGTTGGCCTTGCAGCCTTGCAGCAAGCATCCTATCGCCAGATGCCTCAGCGGCGGCAATCTTATCTTGCAGGCCAGACTTAATACGCAATAGCTCGCCTTCTGCTAACCGATCACGGATGACCTGGCCAACGCGCTCTGATTCTTTAGCTGCCGCTTTGGCTGCATTATCAGCGGCAGTATCTTTCTTAGGTTTGCCTGCGCCAGTCTCCCCTAATAGTGCAGGTACCCCAGCCGGCTTGACTATATTAGCCCTAGCTGCATTGAATTGCTTTTGTGCATCTAGGTTTTGCTGGATTTTCTGCTGAATAACGCCTTGCAACTGAACAGCTCGATTAGCATTTGGATCTTCCGCGCCAATTCGTTGAAGAGTTGTTTGGTAATTTGCAAGCGCCTGTAAATTCTGTTGAATGCCAGCTTTGTTTTTTTGATTACTGATTTGACCAAGACCTTTAGCGATACGATCAATGCCATCAGATGTTGCTCCAAGGCTGATAGCTGCATTCGCACCGGCCAGATTTCTTGTAATTCCACCGCCACGTCCAGCCGCTAATACGTTATTTATTGCATCAAGTGTTTGTATTGCTTGGGTAAGAATTGTTTTTAATGCCGGCGCTAAAACTGCGCCAATAGTCCTGGCAATCTGCTCTACACCATCTGTAAGCGTACTGAATTTACCTTGTAATGTTTCGCTTTGAGCAATAGCACCATTGGCATACTTACCGCCGGCATCAGTAAGCCGCTTAATGGCTACTTCTACCGCTTCTGCGCTGATCCTGCCTTTGCTAAGTGCTTTCTGGAACTCATCTCCAGTCATCCCATACATTTTCCGCAATTCTTCTTGCAGTGCAATACCACGCTCTTGGAATTGCAACAGCTCTTCGCCTTGCAGCCGGCCTTTAGCCTGCACTTGGCCGTAGGCAGTTACCAGTCCTTGCAACTCGGCGCCAGTGGCACCGGAGACATCGGCTAGGCGTCTGGTGGTTTCAACTACCTTATCGCCCTCAACACCAAACGCATTTAACCTTTTTGCAGCATCAATTAGTTCGGTGCTGGTGAATGGTGTTACCGCACCAAGCGCCTGAAGTTCTGCAATTATTGATTTTGCTTTCTGTACGCTGCCGGTTAATACTTCTAGGCTTTTAGTCTGTGTTTCAAGTTCAGATGCTTTTGCGAAAACAAATTTAATCGCCTGTGCAGCAGTGAAGGCACCTATTAGTCCTGTTACGGCATTTTTTACTCCATTTACCGCACCTTCCGTTGCCTTAGATGCTGCACCAACCTGATTTAGGTTGCGTACAGCACCTTGGCTGTTTACCTGAATATCAAGAACAGAAACAGCCACTGCTAGACCGACCTTTTTACCAGTCTAGCGGCGCTGCTTTGCTTTATCCATTTCTTGGCGTTCGCGTTTACCTTTTACCTCATAGTAGGCGGCAAAGTGGATGAACTCTGCATCAGTGAGTTCCTGCCGAAGCCGGCTTACTGTCATGCCTAGCTCAGTAGCTAGAAACATTTCAAAGTAAAGCCAGCTATCGGCCTCTAGTCGTTTTTTGCTTCTTCCAGCGATTCAGCCGCACCAAGCCCAAACAGGAATAACTCCAGTTCGTTTAGCACTGATTCCGGCAGCTCGCGCTGGAGCTTAACTGCATCAGCCGCTGCAAATGCCTTGGTGCCATCTTCCAGCTCTGCCATATGACATAGCATTTGCGTGCTGATGTCTAATGCTTCTTCGCTGGATGCTAGGCCAGTAGCACGCTTGCGATCAGCGCGGGTAATTGGCTTGAAATACAACGACAGCACAATGCTGCCATCTTCTTTCTTGATATTAAACCGGCGGCGCTGGTTGAGATCAAAAGCCCCGGCAAGCAAATCAACGGGGCGGATTGTGGCAGGCATTAGATGGATGTCGTGATGGCGCCGTTAATGGTGAAGTTAATCGTCACCATTTCAAGCTCGCCTACTGTAGCACCATAATCAGTGGAAGTAATCACGATGCTACCGGTAATCTTGTAACCGCCGGTTTCAACAAGGTACAACTCAACAAAGGCATTGCCTTCATCGGTGGTGGTGTTGACATCGCGAATTAGGTCCAGCTTATCGCCGGCACTAGGTGCATCGTACATCACCTCCATGGTGCCACTACCAGCGACTAGGCCGCCGACATTAGCCTTGTAGGTAGCGCCATGAGAAGTAGTTTCTAGTACGTCCTTCTCGACTGTCATAGACCAGGATCGTACGGCAGCAATTTCAGAGACGCCGCCGCTGCTGTCCTTATCAAAAAAGATGGTGCCTTGTTCGCCACGAAAGAATGCCATGGTTAGATCGAGGTGGTGATGGTACCGCTAGTGACAAAATTGCAGGTAATAACCTCCAATTCGCCAACAGTAGCGCTGTAGTCGGCAGAAGTAATCAAGCCGACAAAGCTAACCTTTTTGGTGCCAGTGGTATCAAGGAACAGCTCAAAGGCAGCTACGCCTTGATCGGTTGCGGTGTTAGCAGCCTTGATGAATACGTTTGTTTCATCAGCACTGCTGGCTGTATAGATCAGTTCGACGATGCCAGAACCAGCAATCAGGCCGCCGATGTTGGCTTTGTAGGTAGCACCTAGGGCAGTGGTTTCTAGAACGTCCTTTTCAATGGTCATAGACCATGAACGTGTTGAGGCGATGGTTGCAGTGGTGGAGCCGGCATCGTCAAATTTGACGGAACCTTGCTCACCGCGAAAGAAGGCCATGGTTAGAGATCCTCGAAGGTTTCAAAGGTCAAGCGGACCTGGGTTTGAAAGTACCCTTCGGGAGACGGCGTGGCCACCACCTCTGGGCCTATTGGGGGATCAAAGCGAACCCCTGATGTATTGATTCTAACGTACAAATCCCGGATTCTCTTTGCAACGATCAGGCTGGCGCCTGGACCGACGCCTTTAGCTGAGAAGATATTGATTACCGCAACACCAATCACGCTATTGCTAGCACCTGCGCCAGTACCCATCGTGACGTAGTTGTTATTACCAAAGCTGACTTGGCATTGCACCCATGTGCTGCTTGGTGTGGGCGTATATGCCATGTTGTGAAATACAACAGGAATAGCAGGCGCTAGGGCTAGCTCAGTTGCTAGGCGGCCTTCGATTACAGCACGAATTGCATTAAGATCAAGCGCAGCCATTAGGATTGCCTCCCGATTTGATCCGCCAGTTGCCTAGCGCGGTTTGCCATTTGCCTTGCGATCAGCTCCACCCACCCAGCCGGCGCCTGTGTGCTGTGGCCATTACCTAAGCGTTCTGCATATGGCAGCGTGTTATGGATGTGATAGGAATTGCCAACGCGCTCACTGCCTGGGCTGTAGTTGATGCCTACTGCCAAGCCTGGTATGGGGTTTTTCGGTGGTGATGTTTGGCCAATAAATGCACCCGTAGATTTTGATTGCGGCCCTGCATCATAATTGCCGGTTGTATTTTCACCTACAACCCAGCTCATGCGGAATCGCCCAGTATCAACTGGGCTTTGCATCTTCAGCATTAGGTCGGTCTCTAATACCACAACGCGCAATAATTTATCAACTTGCTGCTCGCTAAACCTACCGAAATCACTTAGCCTAATGATTTGCGCCATATCAAGCCCTCAGTACCAGTTCATAGGTAATCGACTGGTTGTCTTGCTCAATTGTTTGTACGTTAATGATCTGATGCGACACTGCGGCAATAATAACCCGATCAGCGGTGTTAGGTGTTACTGCTAAGTCAGTTGCAGCAATATACAACCGCTTATCACCAGCTTGGATCAGTTCATTTACTTCACGTGCCTTGACATCTTGCAATACACCGCGTAAGCTGTAATCAGTAGCTGTTTCTGTAATTGCACCCGTGCTGGCATTATAGGCGCCGCCACTGACGCGCCTATAGGTCAATGCACCGCCGAACTTCTCCATCAGCTTGGATGCAGTCTTTTGCAGCGAGGATGCAAGTGCCATTACGCAAACACCCGATACGGCTGCTCAGGTGCCACCAGGAACTCCTCCCAGGTCTCAGGCAGCACCCCGCTGTAGTTGACGTGGAAGCCAGCCAGCACCGTGGGTGCAACGATCACTTCGCCGGTCTCTGGGTCGTACTCACCGCCACGGGTGATGGTGCCAACCACGTCGATCGCACGGTCATGCGTGTAGGCAACGAGGGTGTCGTCGGCCATGAACCCAGCCTTAGTGGCAGCAACAAGCCAGGCGTCAGCGTCGGGGAATCGTAGGAACTGCGTCATGGCTGCGTGATGGCTTGAAGGGTGGGGTTGGCAAGGCGGACGGGCCAATAGGTGAAACGCTTTATGGTGCCCGTTAAACCTGTGCCAATAGTTACTTGCGAAATGGTGGGAACAGTTACTGATGTATCAGTTCCTTGAATAGTCGCTTCGTAAACGGCAGATGTGTTGTTTGCTGCGACGCCAAAAGCTACTTTGATGGGAACGTTGAGTGTTGGCGCACCACCATAAATCTGCACTTGCGATACTGAGCTGGTGATCACTTCAAAAGTGCTGCTGTTGCTTACGGCGTCCCAATAAGAGAACCAGCGGTTGGCGTTAGTGCCATCGCTAAACCTAAATCTGTCAGGAAAACTTGTAGTTGTTGCCCTACTGCCTTCCCAATAAGCCGTCCCCTCCGTCTGGTTGTACCAGGGGCTAAACGCAGTCCCGGTAATGCTGGCCACATCAGCAGCGCGGGTGGCGGTTGCGGTTGTGGTGGGGATGACCGAAGTAGCAAAGGCGCCTTGCTCTAGCTGGGGCAAGCCGATGCGGAGGGTGATGTCGATGGCGGCGCCAGAAAGAACGAGTTCAATGTAATTGAGCTGAGCAGCAGTTGAAGCATTGTTATTCGTGACAGTGGCCTGTACTTGTTGCGTAATAATGTCCGACGACGTTGGAGTAAACGCCGTTACAACCCGTCCTAGTTCGCCGCCGCCAGAATCCCGCAATGACGTCGCGATGTTTCTTGTCGTTATGCCAGTTAAAGATCCGCCTGCGAGCTTGAAATACCCCGAAGAAGTCCAAGTCTGGCCATTTGATGCTGCAACGCCCGTGGATGTCTCAAACTGCAGGAAATACGATCCTGCCGCACTTGGAGTTCCGCTTAACTTGACATCAAGGTAAGAGATACCGTTCTCAGTGCCAGTACCAACAATTTGCCGCGTCAACCCTGTGAGCGAAGTGAAAGTAGACCAATTCGTCGGCAACGTCCCCGGTGTCCCCGCCACCGCACCAACGCCTGTGTTATTGCGGATGCTGTTCGTCCTAGCCTCCTCCACCAGCAGGCCAAGGCTTTCACCCGTGGTCGGGTTGTGGTCGAAGCGTGGGGCGGAGTTGATCGCTGATGTCGTAGGGATATATTCACCAACAGTGGAGGTTTCCTCGAATTGGGCACCCCAGATATACAAACCTTTAATGCCATCATTTGCTACAACAGTCTGTACAAGACGAAGGCTGCGCGTAGTACCAGTTATAGACGTAACCGTGGCTATGCATCTATACCAACCATCTCCAACTGGTTCAATACTGGCAGTCATCCCAGCGGTTGGTGTTCCTGAAACGGTTCCGGTAATTAAATCAAAATCTGCAGCTCTTCCTGTAACACCATCAGAAATAAATAAACCGAATACACTTGTTTCACCTTGTTTTGCAAAACAAGACAAGGTTGCAGGAGACTCTGTTACTGCAGTTACTGAAACGCTTGCTCTGCCACTAGACGCGGCATTATTTGTAATTAGTTTATCCGCCGTCAATGTTCCATTAGGAGCTGTAATTGCATTTGCAGTAATAGTTGAGTTGGGTTTTGTCCAGCTCGTATTATTATCAAACTCCTCACTCCGCAGCACCAGGTTCGTTACTGCCGACCGCAACAACCCATCGCTACCCACAAACGTGCCACTGCTGGCGCGGGTGAACGTGACGAGGTTAGCTCCTGTAATCGCATCAGTTAATAACTTATTATCAGCAAAACGTAAATCAAGTGATGGTACAGCGCGAGCTTTACGATACAATTCATTTTTTACCCACGGGCCAGCTAATGCACCACCAGGTGCAACACCAGTACGAAATGCAGCTGATCCACGCATTATAGTCCAGCCTCTAAAGTAAGTATTGCTAAATCAAATGTCACAGCAGAGACGGGAGTAAAGGCTCCTTTAGTTTCAATTTCAATAAATAAACTTGTACTGCTTGCTGCTAATTTAACTAACCTGCCTGGATAGTCAGCTTGTGTATAAATTGAACTACCAAAATCTTGTGGTGCAGGTAAATCAACATAACCTAAATACTTACCATGATCAGCAGTTAATAGATCAAAGGCTGCATTATCTGCAATAGCAGTAGGACTTGCATTATAAAAATGCACCCTAAAAGAAGCCATCCCCGATGGTACAGATGTATCAGATGTTACCATTGCAATTGATTGTATTAAAACATATCCTCCACTAGGTCCTGCTGTAGTTAACGTATGTATCGCTGATCCACCAGTTGCACCAACTACATCTCCTGCTGTATAAGCAGTAGTATTACTGGGACGAGTAAAGTTAACAGTACTACGATACGCCTTACCATCAACAGTTAAACTACCGTCAGAATCACTTACTATTAATGGTTGTCCACTAATTGTAGTAACTTTAAAAACTTCGTATTTTAAAGAATTCTCATTATATAAAGGCATGTTTTAAGATCGTTTTATCTGTACCATTAGTCTATTACATTTAACCAATTTTGGATACACAAAAAATGAGAACATGATAAACTAAAGGTATTGAATAAAAATTATGTAACTGATGCGATTACAGGAGCTAACCTCGTCACGTTCACCCGCGCCAGCAGTGGCACGTTTGTGGGTAGCGATGGGTTGTTGCGGTCGGCAGTAACGAACCTGGTGCCGCGGGGTGAGGAG